CGCTAATGTGATCTACTAACAGCCCAGGATCATCACGTTCAAAACTATAACAAGCTACACAATTAGGATCGGACCAATATCTATTCGAAATGAATCTGAGTCGTGCCTGCGCAAGAATCATCACACCGATACCCCCACACCTCCACTGAGGTGTTCGCTCGTATGGAAGAGAGACTCCAACTGCGTACACGTAGTGTTGTGGCTTTTTAAAACTGTCAACGGTCAAGCCAGATTCATCAACATATACGGGGAGTAATTGTCTTTGATATGCGCCCATGCGAATTTGATCAATCTCAGTGGCGGTTTTAACGTCTGCGAAGATGACCACCTCATCAATATATCCATCAAAAAAATTACCAACTGGATATGAAGATGCGATGACGAGAGGGGCAGCTCCTACAGAAATAGGGGTACCTGGGTGGGATTGATAGAAATAGATTACACGTCGTGAAACATTATCCCAAACACGGTAAATCAAATACGGTTTGGTTCCTCCCGCTAGCGAGATACCTACATGGTACCACCTATTTGCCGAAATATTCCCAATTACTATTTCAGTGGTTTGTGTTCCGTTACTATATCCCCAAAGCATTCTAAGACTAGCCCCGACGCGGTACACCGCGAAACTTTTTTGGCCAGAAGTAGTTGAGGTCTTATTAATAAGATATGCAGTTCCACTTGTTGTAGTGCTTCTAAACCAGAAACAAACAGAGAAGGTCTTAGTGGTATCAGTTGACTTTAAAGGAAAACCCGCAGCAAGATTTGCGTCAGTAATTAAGGCGTACTCTAAATAAGAACTTTTAAAGTACGCAGACTGTTTACCCTCCATGTACAATCCAACTAACTCAGAGGTGCGTACAGTGTTGTAGTCACTTAAATGGTTTGTTCCGATTGAATCAGTTAGAAGAGCTCCTGATTCAAATCTGTATAACGCCTTGCAGGTTGGATCATCGACAAAACTATTTTGCCTCGGGCCTGTGTATGTTTGTGTGCGTATTGCATCAAATTCAACAGACGTCCTTTCAATATCAAAGATGACGAACTCATCAAGGATAGCATCAATACAGTTCGATCCTGAATAGTCAGCTCCAATGGTTAAGGGGGAATCATTTGTTGCTAGATCTGTACCTACAGACTCTACAAGAAAGTTACGAACAATCAACTGGGAAGTATCATTCCAAATTCGAACGTGTGCGACTGCATCTGGACCACTAATTGAAACTCCGACGTGATACCAATGTTCTGGAGTGAAGGAAAACCCAACGTTAACTGTGATCGCTGCAACTCCTGAACCGCTGTATCCCCAAATTAAGAACAGAGAACTATCAATAACAGAAAGCTCAAAACACTTCTTGTCAGCTTGATTTGATTTTGCGATGAGAGTTTGAGTCCCATCCGTGGTGATTGGATAATACCAAAAGCAGAAGGAGATGTAATTCGGGGTTTCGAAGCGGTCGGTAGGACTTGATTTCCACTTCAATGGAAAGCCCGTACAAAGATCTGAATCTTCTATTTTAAAGAATTGACTGTCCGCTCTATGGAATGCAGCAGCGCCGTACCCTTCTTTATAACTTCCAGGGCCTGTAGTAGAGCTTACTTCGAAATTCGAGAGAGTGTTAGTTCTACGGGAATCTTCAAAAAGGTATCCCTCTTCAAACTGATAATGGGCGTAGCAAGAGGAATCGGCATAGAAATCATTGATCATTTATTCTGATACAACTCCGGACTGTATGATATTGATATCATCTACAGTCCAGGTATATCCCGTATCTGGATTTACTATGTCCCATGAATATGAGACCAACTTCCACGACAAGTAAAGATTCTGCGTATCGGAAACAAATACACTTGAAGCAGTCGTCACCCCATTTTTTAACGCGAAGGCAATGCTTGCGTTTTGAGCATTCGACGCACTATTTTTTACCGCCCATGCATCTCCCCGGACATTAGCGATTTCATACGCATCGTCTGGGAGTTGTTCCACCTGATACAGATCTGTCCTGTTTAATTGTGTGGTATAAACGTAGTCCTCAGTATTGGGGGGAACCTCATTCACGTGTTCATAGTTATCGTAGTCGTTAGTTCTTGACCACTCAATTATATCTCCTTCGGCCTCCGGACGTAATAAAACAATTTTCTGACATCCGGGCCAAATTGCATCGTCAACAACGACATCATCGAAATACATTCCATTGAAATTATAAAAATCAAGAGTATCGGTCTTGTAGTTCGTATGGCCCCACTCACTCGCATTTCCATTTGCAGTATTTCCAGAAAAGGTTCCTTCGATGTTGCCGTCGATCTTCAGGGTTATAGTTCCAGCAGTAGTGTGAGTTTTAATATAAAGCTCGACGACGTACCATACATCGGATAGGAGTCTAGTGTGACTCGCGATACGTAAAGTATTTGGCGCAGTAGTTGGATGCTCAACGGCTAAGATATCTCCAGAGCATCCAGTGTAAAGAAGTACTTGCCCGTTTACTCCAACAGTCATAGTTCCTAATGTTAGTCCCCCTTGCTCTCCCTTCCAACAAAAGAAAGAGCCTGACATCCCCAAAATGGAATCAAAGAGCATAGCAAATTGAACATATATCTCTTCCAGTCCAAGATATCCAATGCATGGAATCGAGAAGTATACATGATCGTAAATATTGACAAAGCAGGAGTAATCCCCACTCCGCTTTTTATTGGTCTTGATGCTGCCTTCTCCGACGGAATAGCGCCACGCAGAGGCTTCTCGAATAGTACCCCACTCCCACCCGCACAACACAAGATTAGACATTTGGAGTCTCCAACTTTAATTTAAAGGCGGTATTCGGAGGTAGCGCGTTACCTTCAAAATCTAAAGGCGAGGAGATCGCATGAAACGTGTAAGGAATCTCATGCACTTTTTGACCAAAAGAGAAGTCTCCACCTCCACCAGGTAACGCTCGGAATACATCAAGGGTGATAGTTCCCCCAGCTGGCGTTTTATGTAAGACTCGAATAGAGAAGGGATCTACATATTCAAATGTACCATACAAAGTTTGAACGTCGGTATTTCCAACAGTTTCTTGAAGATAGTATCCACCCATAACCTTTCGGATAGTTTCTAAATTCCACTCAAGACCTTTAACGGTGAGAGTCACTTCAATTGTTTTAAAACGATACCATTGGGGAACTGCCGGGACTCCGAGTAGAAACTTATTATTTTCGGCTGTAACCTTAACCGCAACTTCATACACCGCACCTAAGTCAACAGTGGGAGCTACACCTGCAACGCCTAAATACATGACAGCGGGGCCAATTGAAAACCGCTTTGTGTTAAACTGGGGTAGATTAGTAGGCATTGCAAATCTCCTTACAAGAAATGATAGTGCGTTCCTTCATCTACGGGAGAGTCATATCCTTTCACTCCTCTCGCGTAAATATATACAGTGAAAGTATTGCTCAATCCCGCAGCTGCTCTATCTACATACTTTGATACACATGACGAAGGGGTGGGATCAGCATAGATTGTCAAAAGGCTGGTGGATCCCCCTGGAAGTGAGTGATCGATTCTCCATCCCAAGATTTGATCTTGGTAGGCACCTTGGCCATTAGGTAGAGTTCCATAACTCATAGGATATGAACTTAATCCTTCACAAGGAACAGGTTGGGGGTACACTCTACTTTCTCTCGTCCAGGAAATAGTGCAATCTTGAAATTTGGAACCCGATACGCTAAGATTGTCGGGGGCGGTGGGGCTTACGATTAATCCTTGATAATAAAGATTGGTTTGTTTAGCATCATCCGGAAAGTAATAAGGTTTGGGATACAGGTAGTGAGGAGTGATGGTTAAGCTATATGAATTTTTAGGAGTCAGAGTATCCGCTAAAAAGGCCCTACACTCCACAGCGTAGACTTTTGTACCAACAGCATAGTAATCTGGTTCCCCCTCCTGCCACGGCGGTGTAGACGTCCCTTCTACACACCTATTACTTATTGATGCATAGTAATAAATTTCCTCTCCCGAAGATGTTTGGTTGGTCACCTTCATGATCTCATCTTCAATCATGATGTAGTCGATGTCCGCCGCATCATCTTCAACATAATGTTTATCTGGTTGAAGGTAAAGATTCGCGGCTCCTGCGTAATTAACTTGCGTTTTTAATCTTCCAATGCAAGCGTACGCAACTTCGTTGGCGCAGTACTCTGTACTGACTCCGAATGCGTCAAGAGTTGTATGCCCCACCTGTTGATCATCAGAGTACCCTAACACTAGGACTCCTCTGTAGGGAGTTTCTACTATTCTATAACTCCATTCAATTGACGTCCTCGTCCAGTATGCAGGATTGTCATACGGAATTTCGGCCTGCGCAGTTAATAGAGAGTTAGGCGGGTACTTCTCTTCAACGGCTTCGATCTTCCATAAATTAGGACCTTGCCGTCTTTTCTCGACAACTCTATAGACAGCTCCCCACACTCCGTAGTAGGCGTGGTAAAGTCGGAAGGGTCCGAAGATCGCAAGGTTTTCGCCTGTAGCCCCAAAGCATTCGAAGACAACTTTTGCGAGGGGGTAGGAGTGTTTGTGGAGGAGCCTATTGCAAACTAATTGAGCCGTGGAGGAGTTTGTAAAAATATCAAAGTTAAACTCCTGCACCCGTAAATTTCCGGTTATATTGAAATTTCCGAGATCCTCTGTGTAAACACAATTCTGGTCGCACTCGCGGGCAATATCAAGAAAGTTAGCGTAACAGACATTCTTAGAGGCATACCAAGATGTACGATTTAATTCAAAGGACTGAGCCTTCATATCACTCTCAGTTACCTCTGGAAGCAGCTCCCACGCGTAGTCATGGCGTCTCAAAATCATTTTAATATTGCCATAAGTCTCGTCGTATACTAACTCAGCATCTACCCAGTCAAGAACGGCCCTAATAACATTGTATAGTTCGCCACCAGATAATGAAGTACCCACGCCTATACCCTCGTTATATAAGCGTATACCGGCGTCTCTAAAGGAGGCCTGATCAATGATAGTGGAAGGCAAGCCAAACCCGTAAAACTTGTTTGTAAGAATGTCATATAAAACTTGAACTGGGTTAAGCCCCAAAGAGGCTGAAAGAACATTATATGACTCCATATCGGATAAGGGACAATAGTATCTGCAAAGAGTAAAGGCGGTAGCAGGCATTGAAGGAGATTGCCCTAGATCGCAGTAAAAGCTTGCGTAAGCAATCCTACGATAATATAAAGTATTACCACCGTGCATAACTTCAAGACTGGGATCCGCGCCTTGTGATTCAGTCCCAAAATAGAATGTTCCTTTAAGGAGAGACTCCCCCGTATCAAAGGACATGGACGTACCAGATTGATTGTAGTTCTGAAAGTCTGAATTGTAATCGAGACGAACAAACTCATCGATCGGTCCAAAACTAATAGCAACAGCATACCTACACCTATAGGTGTAGGTTGTTACCGTCATTTTTTTGCCGCCGCCTCCCATCTATTTCCCCGCTTTGATTCTTTTTCTGTGAGCTATTACTTGCCAATCGCCCCACTCAATAATTAAGCCGCCAACCTTGGCGATTCCAAAAACTACTGGAATCGTAGCACCCACCTTGACCGCAGATATTTTAAACTCGGCCATAGGGGATTTCTGGGGTTCGGACCGTTTGGGTTTAAATAACAAAAACCCCAGACCGAGCAAGGCCATATTCACGAGCCAGAGAACTAAAGTAACGATACCGAGTAAGGCCATTAAATATCCTTCCACCTATAAACGCGCATAATCCTCCCCCTCAAGTTGGAAGGAAGAGGTCCTATCTGCACACCCATCGCACGAGTACAATAAATAAACTGATCATCCCCTAAATACATATTGGGTTGCATCGGCAAATCAAAAAATTTAAAGATCGCGGCATCTCCTCTACGCATCTCTTCAAGCGGAACTTCATACGCTACAATTTCAAAGGCGGGAGTAATGACATCGATGCGATTTAGAATGATCGTCTTATGATCGCTCGCCATTGAATATTCTAATTCTGCTCCACGGGGTAACACTTTGATCATACATGCCACAAAATAATGACCGCAAGTTGTACCTCCACGAGAGCCACAAATATAGCCCCGGGTAACGTAAGGAGTCCCAACCCACTTCGTTAGCTCTTCAATGAGGTCTTCAACAATTGACACTACTTTTTACCTCCGGACGTGGAAGTCTCAGACTGACGGAGTCCGGTAAAACGAATAGACTCAAATGGAGCATAAGGGAATCCCATAAAGTTTGAGAAGTTACCAAATTTTGACCGGCACGTATCAATGGTCTTATCACATCCTGCAAATAACCATAACTCAGTACCAAGCTCCCAGCTTGCTGGGGCTTGGTGCATAATATCAAAGGTAACAGCCACTTCAGAACTTACATCCCCAGTGATCCAACGATACGTGAGGCTTGTGTCGCACTTAGCGTATCCATATTGATAAAAACCGGAAGCAACGCCAGGTGGAGGATTAACAATAATTTGGGTTCGGGGAAAGTCAAGTCCAACAATTGTCGATTTAAAAGCCCAATTTCCCGGAATCATCCCACACATTTCTGAATACAGGCGGTGATTACAGTGTCGAGTTAAAACTAAACGTGAAAAATTATCACGAGATTGTTCTATAAATGAAATACATTGAAGATCCACAGCTGCCTTTGCAACTTTAAAGGAGTTAATAAAGCCCCTGAAGACAAGAGAAATACTGTGGTCTACAGTACCATATCTATAGACAGTAACTTCGACTGGACCTTCCAAGCTTTGTTGTGGAAATGTTTGAATGAAGCCGCACTGAGTCCAAGGTATTGTGATCGGAACTTCACCCATGATTTCTTTTAAGTCAAAAGAAAACTCTTTACTTTCAATAGCACTAGCAACATACGTAATACCATCGTATGTGTGGCTAGTGTTATCATTTGTTAGATAGAGCGATTGACTTTCCGCTTGCAATATAAACGAGTATAAAAAAACCTTCATTTTCCATCCCTAAATAAAAACCGTCTTACCTCATAGTAGTCCCGCTCTGACCAAAAGTACTTCTGTAATTGAATTCCAATTACAGATACTTGAGCGGAGATGATAATATGACCAAAATTCGCGTGGCCCATTAACCAAGCCACGGTGATTACGATTGGAAATGCTACAGTATGTGCCAACAGTAGTATGGGTTTAGGAATAGACATTAAACTGCTCTCCCACCAGACATGCGTCTTGAAATTCTAGATCCGAGTTTATTAACGAGAACATCACCGTACTTCTTTGTATTAAGAAATTGGTCGAGTGAGGCGTCATCTACAACCGTCACCATTGTCATTTTAATGTCTGGTGACGTTGCGGCATGTCCGGACATTGAAGCTCCTGATGTTTCTCCGCCAGCAGCGGAAGAAGTAGTTGCAGCTGGGCCTGTTTTAACAATTCCACCCGCTGCAAATCTCTGAGCTTGATGAGCCGCTCCGGCAACATGAGCAATTGAATCTATCTTCTGTTGTTTGGCCATACCTTGAAGTCCGTGGAAGAACTCGGGACTGAAGGCGCCCACAGTTCCTTTATTGACTACAAACTCGCCAGGAGTCAGCCACGCGGGGACAGTATCTCCATTTCCAAGTCCTGGAACTTGATCCCCGACAGCGAACATGTTAATAAGTCCACCTAAAGCTTTTCTTACCCCTTGGGTCTTCATCCAAGCTTTATATTCTGCGGGGTCGGGAGGAGTGCCATCTGCGTTAAACGGACTCATCTTTGCTTTACCAAAGCCACCACCAGAGCCTCCCAATAAGGAGGAAACCCAATCCCAAACTCCAGACGCGCCGGAAATTCCTTGAGCTAAAGCTTCATCCCAAATAAGACCTTTGCCGGTATCAGGGCGGGATCTAGTTAGAAACTCGACAAGATCACCATCTGCAAACCCTTTAATTAATCCACCAAGAGCCTCTTCGATCGGAGGATAACCTTCTTCGATCAACCCTCTATTTTTCCACGCATCAGGAATGTGGCCTTCGGGTAATCCTCTTGACTTGGCAATATCACCACCCAGTGCCGGACTCAGCATTCCAGCAGCTCTTTCCGCTGCTATTTCTTCCGGACTCCAGCCTGGAGGAAATTTCTGTTTGGTGTTTAAGAAGTCAGGTAAATAATTTTGGACTGTGCTCCAGGCTGCGCTCGCCTTACCCCCATACTCTTCAAGAACCATATCCCAAATAAGTCCCTTACCTGAGTCAGGGCGTTTCTTTTGAAGAAGCTCAACGAGATCACCGCCAGCATAATGAGGGATTAATCCACCTGAAGAGGCTCCGAACAACCCCTTGAAACCAGTCCAAAGATTACCAAAGAATCCGGGTTCTTCTCCAGTCTTTGAAACATCGGTGGGAGTGACAGGTTTGGCAGTTTCAGCCTTCTTTGTTTTATCTCCACCCAAACCATACTTCTGAAGCATGAACAGTAAAGGTAGCATTGCCATTATCATAGCAGGCCAGTAACTACCCTGAGTCCCAGTAGTCGTGTAAGTACTATTTGCGGCTGTCGATGACCCGTAACCTGAAGTTGGGAAGTAGCCCGACTTTGTCGCATATGCGCCTGTAGCTAATTTAGGAGCCCAGGGAGGTACAACTCCTCCGTCTGCGAAGAGACCACCGAACCAGCTACCAATACCACTAAAGAAGTCACCGATTCCAGTAGTACCTAATCCACCAAATAGACCTCCGATTCCTCCGCCGCCGCTTCCAGCTCCGGCTGTAGCGTCTGCGGGCGAAGCACCTTTTGATCCTGAGAACCAGCTTCCGATTTTATCCAGCCAGCTTCCACCACCTTGCATCGGGTCTGATGAAGGGTCAAGTCTAAACTTCTCCTGCCCGATCTTTTCATAGGATCCTGATGGGAACTTACCTCCCCCTTCTTTACCCCCAAACATTTTAGTTAATATCATTGCAGGGCCTAGGAGGGCGCTAGTATATGAGTAAAGCGTCTGCCACCAAGGTACTTTATCGGACTCATCAATTGTGAGTGTTCTAGGATTAGCATAAAGCCAAGGACGCTCTGACTCTGAGCGAGTTGTTAAAATAGGCCCTCCAACCGCAAAGTGGGGAACAAGACCTCCCAAGGCCATCATCCCACCCATACTTCCCACCATTTTAAGAGTACTCATACCCATTTGCATTAAAGTGCCCATTAATGTCGGTTGAGACTGGAATGCTTGAACATCTCTCGCCGTGTTCATGTTCCACTCTGCGAGCTTCTTTTGATTATCCGCGGCGGAGGCACGATCCATGTAATCTTGAAAAGCTAGCTGCCGTTCAAATGCGGGGCCATAGTTACCCTCTCCGATTGAGGCAAGCGGATCCATTCTTTCTTGAAGAGGTTCTAAGGTGTCGCTCACTCGCGCATCGACCATCTGCATCATCATTTCTTGAAGTGCTTCTTCATCGATAGAGGATGCTTCGCCCCCATCCTGATACTTTCTAACCACGGAACGAGGAATAACAGCTTCGCCGGGTTCTAACATTGCAGGAACTATATCTCCAAAACCGAACCCGGGAACAATTCCACCAGTTCTAAATCCGATCATTCTACCTAGACCACTGAATAGCGACTGTAAGATTGAAAAGATCGGACCAATAATTGGAATATTAGATAGAGAGAACCCACTCGCACCAGTTGATGTTCCGGAAGTTGACGAAGACTCTGACGTTAGTTTAGTGTCAGTCTCAGATCCGATTCTTTCATCTGATGTCTTCCTCCCAGTTACAATTCCTTCTTTCTTCATTTTTTCGTACAAGGGATCTAGTTCTGGATACTTTCTATATGTTTCTTGATTAACTCTCTCATATGCACCTTCGCCAGGCCCAGGAGTTGGACTAGCTGGCCAACCAGAAGCTGCACCTGGGGATCCTAGTCCAGATCCAGCACCCATTTTAGTATCAATACTGACAGTTGCAGCTGCAGTTCTTTCCGATGGAGGCACCATGGACTTTAGTGTGGAATCTATACTTGAGGCAGAAGCGGCTGTCTTCTTTGCGTCTTCAGATGTGCGTTGGGCGGCTGTTGATTTCTTCAGGCCCATTTTCTCCATCGTTTCAGGTGACATTCCAAAGGCACTACCCATCATATCGGTCATGCCGCTCATTACTTGCTCAGACATATTCTTGGCGCCAATCTTGATTAACCCTTCTGCAAACTTATTCTGGTATTCTTGCCAGGTCTTAGGTTGCCTCATACCAAGATCAGTGAACATTTCTTCCATAGTACTGCGAGTCTGCTCTAGGATCCCCGAAACAGTATCTGAAAGCATTTTAAAAGGATCGCGAAGTTTTGAGGCGAAGTCGGCGACACCCTTAGTCATTGACCACCAAAGAGCATCCCCAAGAGTTGCAGACTCCTTGAGGTCATTCTTAAGTCCAGATCCCGATTCATACCAACTTGCACGAATACGACGGATCTGCTGATCGGCGACATCTCCAAAGGCCTTCCAAATCTCATCGGCTGATGCACCAAACTGCTGCATCAGGCTCGACATCAACCGAAGATCATCGGTCTTGATGTCTTTGCGAGCAGCTAGGAGAGTGAAGTACTTCGCAAATGCAGCGGCATCCTCCCCCAATTTCTTTACGGGAAGCTCTTTCAGGATCGCAGCCCAGTTACGAAGGGTTGCTTCCGTGAAATCATCGCCAATGCCGAGCATCTCAACAATGGCGCTCTCCCAAGCAGCGTATAACTTTGTGGGCACCCTCCCAGCCCGCTCGAAGGTGGACATGAAGTTACGGTAGAACTCGAGGGTTACATTTTCATTTCCCCTCAATATGTTCTTCATCACTTCAGGGTTCATTCCGGACGTAAGCATATTATAAAGCTTAGTCATGGTGAGGCCAGACCGCTCCGTGATACGCATTAATTGAGCGGCGGTTTGATCAAACATGCCCGGCTCAAATAAAAAGTCTTGCTGTAACATTGCCTGAATTTGCTTTTGACCCAAATCCTTCATTTGCTTTTGGCCGAACTGCGCACTGCCCACATCTTTAAACCGGTCGAGTTGGGCATCATAAAATCTTTCAAGTGCATCAGGCGATACAAGTTGCCCGGCTTCGAGCATCTTTTCAATCCCAGCAACGGACATCTTCATTGAGTCTTGGATTGAAACTCCAGCGGAGTGACCGAACTCAAGGAGTTTATTTTTGACGGCCGGAGTTAACTTATCAAGAGAGCCGAAAGTTTGGGCGAAGAATTCAATGAATCCTTTGATAAGTGTTACACGAGACTGTGCTGGGAGCTCAAGAACTCCACCCCCCGGTGTAGACATCTTCTCCAGGAATTTTAGGATGAACGCATCGGCATCGGATCTGATAACATCAGCAGTTCCAATCGCTACACCCTTTAAACGCCCCCAATGCATCAAAACGTCTTTCACTTCATTTTGGGTTTCCTTAATGTTAGGAACTATGCCTTGAGCTACCGACTTAACGCGTCCAGGACCTGCACTCCAAGCCGAGACGATGATCTTGACGGTGTCTTCTTGCTCTTGAGGACTTTTCGCGGCAAAGTTACGAAGGTCAAGATTAAACCGAGAATCGAGCCCTTGGAGCATCTTAACCCCTGCGTTGAGGTTTTTCCTAACATCATAGAAGTCAGACTCTTTAACCCCCATAGCAGTAAGGTTGGAAGGAAGAATCTGCAAGAGGCCGCGAGCTTTACCATAATCCGTTTGAATACCTATCGCGGTTTCAACATAATTACTCTCATGAGCTATCAAGGCCATGAAGATCTTTGCAACTTCAGGCCCAAATCCAAACTGAGTCATTTGTTGCTTTAACTCATTTACAATTTCTTGGAACTTTTCTTTTGTAACTCTCACCTTAGGTTTCAGAGCGTCTATCATTTGCTCAGTTGTTTCAGCCGCTCCAGGTTTAACCACCTCTAAGGCGCCGCTGGGCCCTGTCGTAAGTGATTGACCCTTCTCTCTAATTTGGGGAAGTGTTTGCTTATACCAAACAGTGAGCATCTGCTCGTACATCCGTTGATTCTCGTTGCGTTGTTTTAAAGCTTTATCTTCGAGTTCGAGGTTTTTCTTTCTATGCTCTGTCTCAACCTTCGCAGCTTCCGCGTTATACAAAGGAGAGCTCGTTGAAAGCTTGTCGAGTTGAAACTTTCTTTCTTGGGCGGCTTTAGTCTTTTCTAATTGAATAGCTTCAGCACTCAAGGCTGCAGTCCGGGACATGATTGACTCAACTTCATCCATATCAACAATCTTAGCTTTTTGAATTTGAACGAGCCGGTCATTCTCAATCTGGATTAACTTTTCTTTGGATGCAATATTATTTTGCATCGCGGAATTGTGCGCATCAAATGTCTTCTGCATGGCTTGAGCTTGTGTTTGCGCTCCTAACGGAATTCCAGTAACTGTCGCCATCGAAGCCATATACTTACTAAACAGAGGGCCTTTGTTCTTCATCTCCGCGAGCAAGTTGTCAAGTTGTTCACCTGCTAATTTCGTATCTCCCTTTATAGACGGAAATATGAGAGCGGCTAGCCCTTCTCTACTACCAACATTTTTAAGAGCATCTTGCATTCCCTTATCGAACGCTTCAAGAGCGGCCTTCTCTCCCTCCGCTCCGTCTTTCTCCCCCTTCTCCTTAATAGATGCGATAACACCCGGAGGAAAAACATCTACAGTTGCACGCATTAGTCGCTGCCGCCCTAATTGTCTCAACTCCTCAATCCTCGCTTCTTCCTCTGCTTTTAGAGCCTTCTCTGTATATGTAAGCTTATTGACTGCGGCAGAATCTGGAGGTCCATATAACCCCTCAGGAGCCCAGGGGCTTGAAGGTAGAATCACTGTGCCCTTCGCAGCTACCTCCTTTAATCTATTGACTGTCTCTAACTCTTGACGCAATTTTTGAATTACGGCGATAGTATCTTCAACAGCTTTTACGTATAACTTTTCGGCTTGTATTGAATTGACCGCGAAGAACGCCCGCTCTCTTGAGGCCTTTAATACTCCTTCCTCAGAACCTTGAAGAGTGGTGAGAGACTTCCTAAGCTCGCCAATGTTTGCGAATCGTTGTTTCTCTACTTCAGTTGTTGCTCCAAGAGAGACAGCGTATAGGCGGTAGCGTTGATAAACTTCCTCAGTGACCTTCGCGTTGTCGGACATTTCGGCAGTTAGATTTAAAAGAGCAGTCCGAGTCTGGTTGATATAAGTAGCTTGAGTCCACGCTTCTCTTTGTTTCTGAATGCCCTTCGCCAGCTCCGCATTGTAGTTTGCGACAGATTGTTCAGCTGCTGCATGAGCCTCTTCTGAACTTTCAAAAAACCTTTTAAAGACCCCGGTCATTAAAGCGAATGTACCAATTACAACTCCGATTCCTAAGAGGAATTTTCCAATTCCGGAGAATGACAACGCAACATCTGCAGCCTGTGCTGCTGTCCCAAGAGCGACTGTACCGGAAGCGGCCTGATATAGGACAGTAGTTAGTGCACCAATCTTTGTGCCAACGGAAAGTACATGAGCACCGATAGCAGGAAAAATTGCTCCGATTTTTGGAACTGCTCCCCCTAATAACCAGAATGCGCTGGCAAGGGTGAGTACGGTAGGAGCAACTTTTAAGGCGCCTTCGATGAAGCCTCCAGTGAATCCACCCCCAGTGGACCAGGCCGGCAGGGAGGCGCTAATTGATTTTCCAAGTCCGGAGGCGGACTCTCCAATTTGTGCAAAGGAGCCTAAGACGGCTTTTGAGAAGACTCCAGTTATGGAGATAACATCATAAAACGCAGATTGAAAATAGGCACTGACTTTTAAAAGACCTTTTTCTACTGTATTGGACATCCTGGTAGCCATCATTTCAGATGAATCGGCAGCTGAAATGGAAAGGCGAATAGACTCACGTTCAATATCAAACCAATTCTTTAACATCGGAGCAACGGCGCGTCCGCCTAGAATTCCAAAGTTCTCTAAAATTCTACTCAAGGTGCCGATGTCTAACCCCGTAGCATTGATCATTTTTGAAAGCTCACCGAACGCTTCGAACATGTTTTTGTCTTTGAGTTTCGAGTAGTCCCAATTAGACAAGATATCCTGAACGCGCTGCCACTTCTCGGCACCTTTATCAGACGCTCGGATCGAGTCTTCCATAGCAAGCGCCATTTGTTTAAACGAACCGAAGACGGCGTAAGGATCTTTAGCCAGTTGAGCTATCGCTTGGTTCACCCCACGACCAGCTCGAGAACTTTTAATCATGTTATCATTAAGTACAGCTAAGATCGCGGACAATTGTTCAAATGAAAGACCAGCTAAGTCGGATGAGGAGATGGCGAATTGATACCCTTTGTTCAGTTCACCCATCTCAACCTGGTGATCGCGGAACACCATAGTTAGAGTATCTGCGATGTGCCGAAATGTAGCACCTTTTTGTGCAGCATCCGACAGGGCATTGGCTTCGGCGGCAGTTGAAAGGCCAATACTTTGAGATAGCCTATCAAGGGGAGTCATTGAAGAGCTTAGGACGTTGTATAACCCAGCTAAAGTCTTTACTGATTCCCTCATATCCGCAGTTGTACCCATCGCCATTGCAAGTGAGGGATTCAACGCAGCTAAAGCTTCCTTCGCGGTTAAACCGGCTGAACCTAGTTGGTAGAGGGCCTCAGAGGCATCCTTGGCAGTGTACCCCCACTTCTCCATTCCCTCGAAGATGGCAGTACGAGCAATGGATTGAAGGCGTTCATAGTTAGCGACTACTTCACCTGTATGCTCACGCATGTTGATCGTAGCCCGTTCAATTTCAAACTGGGCGTGCACCATGTTGGAGAAAAGTTCAGAGATGCGGTTAAAGATGGCAAAGAACACCATCATTGACGAATACCAACGAACTTGATACATGAACAACTCAGCCATTGAATTCCGAGAAGTTTTGATGGTATTGGTCAACCGATCCCAAACAGATAACATATTCTTGCTAGCCGCTTGAGTTTCAGCAATTGTATCAGCAAGACCTTTTAGCTCAGATGCTGGAGCACCTCCACGTTGCGCTTGGAACAACATTTTCTGGGCCTCGTGGATCTTCTCTTGAGAATACTCATACGCAGGAATTTTAAACTGTACACCCATTCCCTGCGCTTTGAATTTTTCAAGGGTCTTAGTTAGGGCACTTAATTCAGTTTGCATCCCCGCGACAGCTTCGGTGCTCTTCTTGATCTTCGCTACGAAATCTTGGCCCACCTGTATTTCACGCAGCACTTTCGCTTCATTTGAAATTTTGCGATAAGTTTGCTCGATAGCAGGGAATAAGCCGGAGCTTAGAAAGTCCTCAGTTTCTTTTTGGAGGACATCATTAAGCGCCACACGATCTGCATCTGCTGCTTGAGAGATACCGTGTTTTTGAAGATAGGCATCCATCGTCTCTAATTCTTTCGCCATTTTTGATGTGCGCTCTCCAAACGTCTTGTCAAACTCAGGAAATTTAATCCCAAGCCTTAAGGACTCATTCAGCTTTGCATAAATCTCCGCAATCTTCTGGGCGTTCTCACCAAAGATTTCCGCAAATGTTTGGATGTTTCTTTTTTGGTGTGCGAATGGATCCTCTCCAGATGCGGCAGGTGAAAAGATCTTACGCATCACATCGACTGGAGACATCGCGGGCTGTTCAAGATTCAAGAAGGGAGATGAAGGATTTGCTGTTTCCCCCAATGAACCAGGGCGATTCCAAGCGTTACTCACGAGTGCTTCACGTGCAATCGTCTCCGCTTGTTGCAGTGGTTCTAAATGGGCCGTGCGGCTAGCGATCGCTCCAGTACCCGTCTCAGCGCCGGCCTTCAAAATTTGATATTTATAACCGAGCTGCTCGATGGTTGAAATTTCACGATTGTAGATATCTTGGGCAAGGTTTTCCTTACTCAGGAGGACGTCCATCGTAGCGATCATTTCTTGCCGTTTGACTTTTAACCGATCCGTCAATTCAATATGTCTTGCTTGGGTGTTCTCCAATACTTGATGCATTGGCGATTGAGCGCCGACGCCTGCCCCCTCATCTGTAGTTAAGCCTTGTCTGGCAGCTAAATACGCCACACGATTTTCATCAATTTCCTTCCGTAGATCCTCCATTTCAGTCCAGTGCGTTCTAATAGTTTTAACGGGAGTAGGAACTGAAATATCGGGGGCTGCGTCTAGAAGATTAGCAGTGAACGCGAGAGGTAGTCCAGCTGCTTGCGTCTTTGGATGGGGTCTAGTAGACTCCGCGTTGAACTTCTCAACCATTGTATCGAATGTAGGAGCTAATCCCCCCATTGTCGCCATTTCTTTAATGACACCGTTGATCATTTGGGTGATACTAGTCATACCTTGCATGAAGGTATTAACGGGCACCCCAGTACTTGAAACCGCATGGCCAAAAATATTAAACTGTTCACTCAGCTCGGCAAGGCGGTTCTTGAGAGAAAGGCTCTGATTTGTAACATCAACCATTGAGTTGGGGCCCGTTTGATACTTATTCCGCCCCTTAACTGTGCCACCGGTTCCAGTACCTTCAGGAGTGCCGAATAAGCTCTCAACGGCCTCTTCAACTGTTTTTGAGTCCTTCCTATCCGCGGCACGTGCTTCTGCGTTTTCATGTTCCTCAAAAGCGGTCTTCTTCGGAGTCTTAACCTTTTTTGTAGGTTGAACTTGTTCAGCTTCCTCATTCACAACTTTCTTAGTTTGCTGTATTTGATCGACCATCTCCTTGCGTTGATTCTTCAGGGCCGCAACTTTAAGAGGTGTAACTTCGTTAATCTTCTTGGGGATCGATCTCTCTGCTTGCTCCATTTTTTCGGCTTGTGCTTGCGCTTCCGCGGCAAGTTCAGAGAGATCTCCTAAGCTTGCCTTTTCTTTTGTAGCGCCGGGTAGGCCTCTCCCAACTGTCTTTTGGAACTCGGGACTTAGTTGCTCGTAAAGTCCTTTAGGCCATGCAGATTCTGGCATACTTGTAATTCGAGTTGCTAGTAGTCCTTGGGCTTTTTCAATCTTCCAAAGAATTCCATTCAAAACCTTTTCGGGGAGTCTAGGATTCGCTATTGCGTCAGCCTTGGCTGTTGAAAGTCCATGTTCAAGTCGCAGGAGGGCCTCAGGTTGTAGGGTCTCAAGGAAAGGTTTTTCGCCGGGAGCGCCCGTTGGAGTACCGGTAAGTAATTCAAAAATACCGGAGCGAACTCCGCCGGTCTTTGCGGGAAGTTTTAACGCTTGCTGCACTACTTCAGGAACTGCCTCTCCGAAGCGGATGTATTGACGAAGTTTATTTAACAACGTATCCACGTCAACAATCAGGTCCCGCTTGAAGGTGTTACTCAGTCTTTTTGCTTTTGCTTCCATAGATTGGAAAACTTCATCAGTTATCGGTTTTCCACTCTTTACTATTGCAAATAATTCGCGATATAAGGCTTGGACAACTTCGAGTTGACGTTTGGTATTACCTAAAGTAAGGTCTAAAGCAGCCACATCAGGACGATGCCCTGGGGCCCCCGCGGCTTGTTTTGCAATCCCAAGTCTTTCAATTAATTTTGGGAAGTACTCTGTTATAGTGGGCTCAAACATTTGAACGGGCATTTCATGTCTAGCAAGCTGATCAATCGTGTACTCCAGGGATTTAACAACTCCCCCTTGAATCTTTCTTAGCCCAATGTCCACGACTTCTAAATTACCGGGGAAAGCGGCTTGGGCGGCAGTCGGCTTTAACTGTGCGCCGATCATTTGGAAGTACTCCTCGATCTCCTCACCAACCTTTCTAAAGTACCTCCCCATGGCAGAGATTTTTTGACCTCCAACAGGAGTGTAGGCAGTTAGTGATTCCTCAAGACCGAATCCACCAAAGGCAAAGGGCTCCGCACCCGTTCTAATGCCTAACTTCTCAGTTAACCACTCAGGAGTCAAGCCCCGAGGAGCCCGATAAAGGCTACCCCCCGCAAACTCCCGCGTTGTCATTTCTAACTTCTTCACAGTATCTAATACGAGTTGAAGGGCGGGTAGGTGTCTCGCTTCAACTACAACAGTCGCGCTTTCAATTGCCTGCCGCATTGCATTAAACTCAGCAGTCACTTCTCGGGGAAGAGTGCCCGAAATAGCTTCATTCGTTAGTAGAGAAAGACGTTGCGAGCCGCCTAAAATCCCAGCAGCATTGACACCCACACTACCCAAGTCACGCGCATGAAAAATCACTTTCATGAACGCTTCACTCAGAGAATTGAGGATCATTAAGGGTGCTTTTGCACCCTCAAAGCCTAAATTCAAGCCATGGGAAGCTTGTTCAAAAGCACCCTGGAACTTTTGACCTACTGGACGAAGAACGCGTTGCTCCATTGAAGTAAAGATCTTTTCAAGATCCCCAAATGTCGTCGCTGAACTTAACTCTTTTGAAATGTTGAACCCAAACTTATGAGCCATCTCTGTAAGGACTCGAGTGATCGGATCCAAATTTTTAGCAAACCCCTCCGGAAGTTCCTTTAAACTCGCTGCAGCATCAAGTTTAACTGGAACTATGACTTTCTCGGTGATGTTAGTTCCTGTAGCTTCCCTAATGTTGTCTGCGAAGGCTTTTGGGAATCCCTTAGTGTGTGCGGGAATCGCCGCAGTTCTCCCTACGACCTTATCTTGTTCTTGAGTGATGGATGATAAGCTACGAAATTGGGTTCCGTAGAATTCGGTTGCTTTTGTGGCGGAAGCCACCTCTGAATGATACATTTGCACTACTTTGTAAACTTCTTTCCATAAAGTGAGAATGTCACGGAGGGGTTTCTGAGCACCTTCTTCCTTGAATGAACTGAAGAAACTTGTCATTTGAGTGTCAAGCTCAGCGGATAGAGACTTACCTTTTAGGGGAGAAGACCACAGAGATTCAAGCTGGCCGAACTTCTCAAGTATAGGTCCGAGGTTTACTGAGTCGAACATTGTCGAAGCTCTCTCACGCACACTCGTCGCAACGTTTGCAGTACTTTCAAGTAGGGTGTTTAGATGTCCAAGGGCTTTATAGAGCTCTGGGAGTTTAGTCTTGGGATCAGTTAGTGCCTCCCCAAGAATAGTTTTGACCTTCTCAATTTGGGTTTCAATGTTTTTATATGAGATTCCTCTGAGTTGCTTATCTAAACTGGTTAGCCCATCCATTTGCTCTTTAAATGGAGCAGCTCCTGGAAGTCCAGAAAGACCTTGGTGTGTCCCCTGCAGTAGCATTGAAGCTTCAGAGATTGTGTTGGGAATTTCACGCCCGATATATCCGGTGGTCTTACCAATGGCTATCGGTAAAGAACTAATAACCTTCATTATTTCAGGATCAAATGCTCCGATCTGCGTGGAACGTCCGATTAAACTTTCAAGTTGGGCAGCGGCTTTAAGCATAGAGACAAGCTCTTTACCAGGCTCAGCACCCATTCCAACCCATAGATTACGAAGATGTTCAACGACTGAAGCAGTTCTCTGCAATCCTGAAAGAGCCCCCTCCGATACCGCCGTACGTTGGATGACAGTATTAGTGATAGACGTTTCATCTGCTAGGATTCGACTATCAAGACCTAACGTCTTTTCATAAACGCTTTCATCGATACCTGAGCCTCGCTGTCTTGTTGTACGGCCACTTAGACCGACTGTGAGATCTAAGCCCGTTCTATGCGCAGTAGAAACCCCAGTTAGACCTCCGTGAGTCTCCGCGTACTTTAAAGTCGCTTCGAGCTGTTGCCGCTCCTCCCTAAGCTTTACGATTCGAAGATCTTGAGTCTTAAGTCCCGCAGCTTCAAGCTGATTGATTTCTGCCGTGAGTTGTGCAACCTTAGGTAAGATCTCAGCGCGAGTTTGCTCAATAGGAATCTTGCCGGTCACACCCGCAGATGCTGAGCTACCCTCTCCCATCTTAGAGGCATATTCATCGACTTGCTTCCACAAGTATTGAGACATCTTATCAAGGCGGGAGCCAATTTTTCTAATTAAGTCTTCAGGGGGTCTAGTGCCCTCGCCCATTTCTAACATCGCTTTCGTTGCTTCTGGGGAGTCAACAATAGCGTTTATAGCTTTCGATGCTGCACGGAGCCTGTTGATATACTTATCAGTAATTTCTTTTGTGGCGGTTGCCGATACTCCCTCCCCTGAAAGGTCAACACCGAATTTTAACTTTGCGGCCATATCTCTTAAGGCGTTGTTGAGGGTGCTGTGGAGTGTCTCTGTAGTAGTAAAAAGACTTCTAGCAAAGGCTTCTACGTATGTTTGACCTGTCTGTTGAGCGAGTGAAGGTAAAACCGCGGCGCGAGTTGGCTCGGTGTATGTTATAGGTTTAGGAGCTGCTTGGCCTCTTTTTCCAAGTTCTAGTATACTGCCATAACTTTCCAGAACCGAGGCTGCATACCTTTTAATACCTTGAGCTTCCGCCTGTAAAATCCCCCCAACGCTTTGAGTCTGGCGGATTCGCTGTTGGAGCATACTTACGTCAGACTCAGCACCGCGAATCAAACTACGGATAACTTGAAGCTCATCCTTGAGCCCCAAATTGCCAGGATCTTTCTGAAGGGCTCTCTGAGCTTGACTGTAGGCCCTTTCAAGTTCTTTTACGTCTTTTGTGAGATCACGAAGGCTCTTTCCACCTTCATCAATAACCGATCTATTGAGTAAACGAGTGGACTGCATGCGCGTACCCACTTGAGTCATTGCATCAGCCGCTTCCATAAGAGTACGGACAAGACTATTTAAACTGGTTGACGCCTGTTTTACATCCCGATCCATTTCGAAGGCGCTAGACCATTTTAATTTACCACTCTTTTCGTTGATGGTATCAAGCGCCTTACCTACTTGACTTAGAGTCCCGAGAACTGAATTAAGGGGGCTAGTGACACCAGTTGGATCAATTTTGAACCCTTTAAAGATCTTTTCAGCTTGAGGGCCTACCTGAGTGGTGATTTCTGTAATACGTTTTTGGGCAACATTCAAACCCTCAACCATCGAGGAGATGGCTTTATTGAAAGAGGTTAAATCAACGTTGGCTTGGAAGTTTAGACCTAAGGGCATCAGATTACCTCAATTGGTAAGCCCGCCGCTTTAAACTGAAGCATTTGGGCCTCAATATCAATTTGGGCCGAATTCGGTGTACTTGAACTAGTTAAGGTACTACCGGGCTCATCGAGGGGGATCCCATGGATTGCGGCCTGAAACTTCATATTCTGGGAGATGTAATCAGAAATTGCGGAGACGAGACTCATGACTTGAATTTTAGGTAGCGAAAGAACTTGATCGGGAGTCCAACCGCACTCAGTGGCAAATAAGGCGAGGGCGGTGGCAAGAGAAAATTCCTCTTCGGGACCTTTATGTACTGCAGCTTTTGCTGATTTTACTAGTTTCTCTGGAAGAGTGGAGATGCTTTCCCAAATCTCGGTGAAGACCGTCTCAATACTTTCACCGTCAAATATGTCTTCAATGTTTTTTTGTTTGGGGATTTGTAGAATAAAGGTAACCGCTTTGGAAACGGCATCGAAAGCAGATAAAATAGACTCAAGATCTGCAGCTTGACTGTTTGGGGAGTTTTCAAGAATATCCCAAAGTAGAAGCTCAGATCTCCATGATGGAGGGATTTGATATTTGTATTCAAACCCCTGAAGGTCAGTCACATATTTTGTAGTGACAATGAAAGTCTTCCAATCATTAGACACTTACCTTTCCTGCTGCCCCGCCAAGTAGCTGGGAAATTGGAAGTCCGTTTAACCGTTCGCCCCATTTTGCTGCGTAATGGGTAACAAATGGAACCGCAAAGTTAATAACTTCATCACCATCATACTTTTCATCTACCTCCTCAGGAGGGATGGTAAGAAGCAGGGCGACGATCTCGGTAACTCTTTCGGGCGCCTCAGTTGTAATATACATAAGAAGCGCAAGACCAGGATTCTCTGATGAAGTGACTCCGAAAGTCAACTCTGACGGGATTTTAGCAAAAAGGTCGCCGATAATTTTTAGAAGCTTTCTTTCCCTCCCCCAAGGTAGCTTCATCTTTACAGTACGACCGTTGCCATCAACGTCAGTAATTGAAAGGGTCTCTGGGATTGTAGAAGTGGGAACTTCAGGAGAAGTTGGGGTGTTCTCTAGATCAGACATAAAAGTAGGGCCTCCTAGACCTCATATGTGTTAGCGGTTATTGTTTTTCGACAATAACTTTAAAGAGTTGCTTACCGTCAGCGAGAACAGCGCCACCCCAGTCTTTGCAGTTCCGGGATGTGTTATTCCACGGCACCATTGCGTTGAACGTATACGGCATCTTGTGATGGGTATCCGCGAAGTTCATTTCAACTGCGCCGTCGCCTTGGGCTTGCCAAACATAGACATTGACTGTCCACCCGTTTGGAGTTTGATGCACGATTTTCAGGGCAACGCTTGTAAACGTGATCTGGCCACCAAATTCAAGAACTTCTTGTGAAGAACTGACTGTGGTAGAACCAGCACCCAGGGCATACATCAGGTTGTTCACATTCCACTCAATTCCGCTCAGCTTTAAGACCGCGGTTTCTTGAGTTGCGAACTGTGCCACCAAGGTTTTAGGAAAACCCTGGAAAATCTCTTCCTTTGCACGAGTAGTAGTCAGAGTCGCACCCGCCTCTACCGCACCTACATCAATTGTCGGAGTGGTTCCAGCAGCACCCAGATAGATGACACAGGGACCGATAGAGAAACGGTTGGTATCATAACTTGGAAGATTATAAGGCATTCAGTTCACCCCCTTAAAGGATTATCACCGTGTGTGAGGCTTCGTAGAGTAATTTGTTCAGGGATGGTCCAAAACAAAACCTGTTATGTTGATTGATGAATAACACATTCACGTCCGCATCTACGACACAGGGTCATGATACTAGTCGCTTCTTCGATGAACACGTAAAAGTCTTTGTACTTCATTCGCATCACAGTGCCATTACGTCCAATATATCCAAGGATATTATCACAAGATGGGCACTTCCAACCGAGGTCACGTACTTCTGGTTTGTCCTTCTGTTCTTCAGCCATAAATCACCTTTTATTTGAAGTATGCAATCGCAACTACATTGAATGTGGCATAGTAAAGTTGTTGATCTGGATCCATATCTTGGGATGGAAACTCTGTGAGACGAAATCCAACGCGGCCCAAGGAGTTGGGCAAGTCGAAAAACTCATTGTCGAGAGAGGTCTTCATCATCTCAAAAATCGGATCAGTTTGAGAGAACCCCTTAGACGAGTAAATCCACACAGTGTACTGGCATGTGATTCGTTTATTGTATCTAAAGTCCCTCTGGGTGGGGATTCGACTAAAACAAATCAAAGGAAATTGGGGGTTTTGGATACTCGCCAAGTAGTTAGGATAGACCCTCGTTGAGACGAGAGAATTGATAACTGGATTGGCAACTAACCGTTGGCGAAGAGCACCATCAACCGCTTCCAAGTACATAATCATCCCCCAATACTTTGGCTAACGCCTGTTCGAAAATTGGATGTGGTTTGATTTTTCGAGTTCCATTGATAACGAACTTAGCGTGTGGTGCTACTGCTTCATCAAACCATAACCGAATCTCAATTCCATTGTCAGACTGCTCTAACCGAAATTTTAACGCGCGACGTAGTCGTCCAGTCTTAACACCCAAAGTAACTTCGCTGCGTTTTAGAGAGGGCTGACTCAACAGTCGCTCGGCTTCAGCGTATAATTTTTGTACCACCTCAGAAATCTCACCGCGGACTTGTGTTTTAGCCCTGTCTATCTCTTGCTTGATGATTGCTTCAAAGTTAGGGTTTGCCAATTTTTAATTTTCCAACCTCTTCTACTGGGACGATTTCAATTTTTGGTTGAAACTTCGAGGCGAGTTTTTGTGCGCCCTCTAATCCCTTCTTAATTGCGGGCGGGAAAAGCTCTGGTTCTTTTGGGGGAACCAGGTTTGCTAAAATCCGCTCGTATTGAGATGTAGGCTGTCTCAATGGATGATTCTCTGGGATATCATCAAGAGCACTCATAACCATTGCGTGTGCAAATCTAGAGTACAGCTTACTAAGTTCCAATTTGGCCAACGTGAACCTAGGATGTAACACGATAGACTTCGTAAAGTGATCAACAGCGGCTTCTATATCTCCATCTTCGAGAAAGTGAAGAGCGAGATTGAAGTAGGGCTTAGGATCTTGAGGATCGAGGTGCATCGCTTTTCGATTCAATTTCACGTATTTCTTTAATTTATCCGGGAGTTTTAGTTTTAAAAACCCAGTGTGAGTTAAAACGCCATGAGCTCGAACAATGATCTTATCACGCAGAGCTGCCATATCATCTTCAATCGTTTCATGCAGTAATCCCTTGAACCGAATATAAGGACGGTTTTGAAACATCCGCATTACTTCAGTGATTGCAGGAGGTCTTCCTTGGGGTTGTACGTTTTGTACTGTAAACATAACTGCAGTAGGTTGAAGCTCAATGAGTCTGACAAGCTCCATGGGATCTTGCAGAGATTCGTCTATATCCATAACAAGAATGTAATTAGACGTGCATTGATTTATAACAAGATTGCGCATCTCTGAAAAGTTATCGGTCCAAGTCTTTTCAATTACTTTAACACCCCAACGCTTTAGAAGAGGAATTGAGGGACTTCCAGGGGGAACTCTCATAACGATTTCATCCATGAGAGGCCCGACTAGTTCAAATAGCATTTGAACTTGATATGGAGGCTCAGTCTCAGTCATTGCGGCAAGGCTTATGGTGTAATTGGATCCTCCTTTCCATTCAGAGATAGTGATCTCACTTTGATCCGTCAAATGTCTGTAAGACGTTCCACCCACTAACTGAGGAATTGGATTGGGATCCTTTTCTTCATAGTACGCCCGCTTTCTCTCTCTCTGATCAGCATCTACATATCCGTAGTGCATAATGTGAATATTCGTGGGAGATGAACCTACAACAGGGGTTTCAGGGATGCGGCTACAATGTAACGAAGATCCAGGGGATCCATGGATATACGCTAAGTTTGGAAGAACTCGGCGCATAAAAATCCCAAGGCTTGGGGGATACTTAACGTGGTAAGTCTTGGGGGAGTTCCATAGGTGAATCCACCGTGCAACAAACGCCTGACAACCGGGAATTGGAGTATTTGCTAAACGCTGCAGATACGCGCGATCAACTTTCTCCTCTAAGAACTCATCGTGATCGAGTACGACCATCCAATCTGCACTCTGCTCACGGGCAAGTAAGTAAAGCACGCGGCGTTGATCCACTTCAATTTTACCCGGCATATTTACATAGGTTACCTTGGGCCACTCGGCTTTACAATAACCACCCATATCCCAACCGCTATCATCGTCAACAATATTAATTGTATCAAATAAATCATAGTGTCGAGATAGCCAAGCTGAAAGCTCTTCTTTGGAGCATTTGAGTCGAATACACCCAGCAATATGCTGCGGGGTGGGGGTATCACCGAACATTTTCTTGACTAGCTCATACCTATTCATAATTCCACTATGAGTATCTAACTCAGGATGGGCTGTGAGAGTCTTGGATCCATAGTGGTAAATAAAGGTACTGCGATCAACAATGCACGAATATCCTAGGGCGTTAACACGAATGCACAGGTCAACGTCTTCATTTCCATTGACCAAGCTTTCATCTAACCCCCCAAGTGTCTCGTAAATAAGGCGATCTACCATCATACAAAATCCGGAGATGATGCTAGCGTAAAACCATTGGCCACGATTTTTACGATTGACATCCTCACAAAATCGATCGAGCTCACTCAACTTAAAGTCTCCGCCCGGCTGTATCAACTGATGTTGCATCACGTAGTTACTGCATGGACCAATCATGGCGGGAGGAGGGCAAGGACGTTCAAGTTCAGGCAGTGAGGAAATCTTCTTGTAGCACGCCATCATTTGATCGAGCCACTTCGGGGTGGCTAGTGTGTCATTATTGAGAATGCATACAAAGATACCAAGAGCGTGTTTTACCCCTAAATTTACTTGAGCTGCAAAGTGTTTGTGTTCCCCAGTGTTGTGGACGAATTTAAAGTTGGGTCGTGTGGTTTCGAACTCGCGCATAATACTCACAGTACCATCAGTTCCAGTCCCTACTACAACAACTTCATAAGGGAATTGGGGGGCGTTGGCTTCAATTGAAGCGAGGCAGTCCATAGTGTACTTCAACCCGTTATATACGGGTATCACAATTGAAACTAATGGTTCCACATTATCCTCCAAGGAAATTTTAGCCAGGGTTTTCCTCTAGGAAAAACACCCAGCCAGTTGGAAAGTTAGGGAAAGGAATTGCAAGAATATTGGATACAATACCACTATAGCCCTTCTTAGTAAGTACTGCATCTCCTTCTTGCGGTTCAAATGCCAATAACGATATCCTAAAAATTGCTCCCTTCAATTGTCCCGGGACTCCGAGAGTCCCCGCGGGAGACATTGTAGGATCGATATTTACGCTACATGGAAAGGGACCAAAATTTCTCTCTATAAATATAGGGGCCCCTTGAATATCGACCGCTTTTATATTAACTGTGTAAGAACTCCAACTCGGTGTAAGTGTTGTTATACTCTTATATTGATTGGTTGATAAGAGAGTTGAACTGGCTTCAAAGTAAATTGGCTCAGTAATTGATTGATCCAGGGAATCCTTTCCAGAGATCATCAAAGTTCCAGCTGTAACTCCTGCGGTATTAATTTCTAAGTATGCGGGTTCTCCGAGTGAACTGATAACGGGCGATCCGGAAGTCCAGTTTTGGACAACGGCGTTCGATTTTCGGGTAAAGGTAATGACGTCATTCCAATCAAACATAGTTAATAGTCTATTCTAGGACCGCGGATTGAGAACATGTTTAGCATTAAAACAATCTCGGGGCTTAACATTGAGGTAATCTCACCAGACTGAGTTGTTTCAGTATTCGACATTCTCTGCCACTGAGCCCCGCCTGACTGAAACGTTGCCATGTTTAAAAGGCCCCGACCGCGGTAAAGTTCACTCGCAATCTCTAACTGTAACCACTGTAGGGTATTCCACTCTGAATCTTCCTCAGTAAATCCTGCAGTATATATAACCTGGACACTGTTCATAAATGGGCAGAAAAAACCTTCAGAGCTATAAATCTTACCGCTGCGAAAAAATTTAACGTACTCTAATGATACGGGCTGTCCGACTAAATCACTAATATGTTGAAATGCGGTCATCCCAACAATTGCAGTGAGGGGAATTTCAGGCACGAGGATGGTACAAATATCTACAGGTGTGAGGGGAGTATTATAAGTTGTTTCTTCGAAGTTTCGATTACAATAGTTCCTCATGAAACCATCTGCGGTACGAAGACAGATATTTAGGGGAGTATCTTCACTAGTAACTCCACTAAACCCCAAATAATCTTTTAAGGTGGCTAGTTCTACAAGCATTATGTAATCACCGCCTGGTCGATTTTTATCGTCAAGTCTTCACTCTTATCGATCGAATCGTCGGAAAATCTGATTTTTAATTCTCCAATATAGGTGGTGGGAGTTTGATTTGTATCAGTTGCAGTAAGAACAACTGTGATGACTCCACTAGCTGCATCTGTAGTGGTAAACGACGCATCGTCTTTTGAGACTATGTAGGAAGTATCTGATTTCTTTTTCTTCATGCCAAAGAAAAACGAGGTTGTACCTACGGAGAGATCGACAGCAGCCCCATTTTCGGTTATAACAAATCGCAACGTTTTAGCCTCACCTTGTTTTAGTGTAATTGACGTAGCCAATCTATTCAACCTCCACGCTGATATCGAGAATGCGATCTACATTAATATTGACAGCTAGAACGGGTGATTCCAACGAGCACTCTAAAGTTTCAATCAGAGAGATCGCTAAATCCAGATCTTGAATAAGTATCACAGCTTCCACGCCATCTCCACTTCCTAGAAGCCCCCAACTAAGGAATCCCAACGTGTTTAATGGATCACTCATATAGGTACTCTATCTTTAAACGTTCCGTCGTCACTAATTATACCCGTAAATAGGGGTATAATTCCACTGACATCATAAACTGTCCAAGCTCCTGTTGTCTTATTGACCCTTAAACGATTGACAATGAATGCTTTCACTTTAGAGATTTCCGCTAGCTCGGGTGATAATTCAACTCTAGTTCGATCTGCAACTGACTCTGGAGATACTGCAGCTGAAAAGTCTCTGATTAAGCGGGGTCCGCCATTATCGAGAATAGTCGTTTCACCATGCACTACAATAGTTCCATCGGTACAACTAGGATCAATTTCCAACGCCCCCGAATCGAAATCCAAAACGACTCTATTATCTGGGAATGTAAAGTTTTTAAGTATCAATCCCCCAGAAAAGCGGCGAACTTGCAAATTCTTGGGATCTGAGTCCATATCTATAACGGTTCTTCCATACTCAATAGTCCTTCCCGATGCACAATCAATGATATTAGTGTTAGATCCAGTCAAGGTAATAACACCTGCAATTGTGCTGTTATAGATAGTACCCTGTACCTTGCTCAAATTGTGTAAATCACACTCATCAAATGTGCACACTTGACCACACATTTGTCCGGTCAATGTAAGAGTACGAAATCGACATCCACTTTGGCAAGTGTGTGGAAGCATATTTAATACAACTGATCTTGGAATACCAGAAACAATGAAGTCACTAAAGTCAGTAGTGCCATCCATTGAGCTTAAAAGGCGAAACGCTTGAAATCCCCGAGCAGCTGCGATAAGTTTCGCATCCGCAATATTATTCACAGGTTTTTGACCTGTTCCTACGGGATGTAAAGTACCAGCCCACGGGGAAGTAATATCAATCGTGACACACTCCTGATATGAGGCGTACTCAATTGTCATGTTTGAAATCAAACCGGCGGAGTTTTGGGAACGGATAGATACTTGATTAACGTTGACTACATCACCAACATTACTATTGGCACCAACTAAGTTAACAGCGTATTGGCCATCTTCAAAGGTAATTGTAAACCCATTAATAATTTCAATGACTCGGGCTATTACTAAACCAGCAATAGAAACTTCAGTGTTATGCCTATGTGTATCAGGAAAGCACATTCCGTCTTCACTGTCTTCAAGATCTTTTAACGTCATGCGAAACTCGTTAAGATTCAATTCGCGAATCTCAGTGGGAGTTAATTGAATGAGCGTTAGATCATTTCGAGGGATGAAAATTACTCGAGTTCCCCAATCAATTGTGATCGCCATTAAGGTTTATCCCCGTAACGCGAGCTTGGTCTTTAAGTCTTGGATTTCTATGACATACGCGTCCTTTATTTCATTTTGAGTTGTCAAGGCGTTACGCATGATTTCCTTGGTGATGTCAAGAGCGTTTTGACAGTCCACCAATTTTTTAAGGATGAGGTTGTTTTCCTCCACAAGTTCAGCATTCTTCACCTGCAGGGTATAAATGGCCTCATTAGCCGAATCGTGTAAACGTTTTAACGCCCTGTAATCTTCTTCCAGTGTTGACATGCGTTCTCCTTAAGTTTCAGGTATTAATTGTACTACAATCGAAATACCGTTAGTGCTATTAATTATATTAGAAATTGTAGAGGTTTTAAAATATGCCCCCGAGGTATATCTTCTCACTCTTCCTGTGATAGGTTGATTAGAAGAATACGATCTTGTATAAGTAACTAGCCCATTTGAATCAGTTTCATCATCTATTATAACATACGTGGCTTTAATCGTTCCTGTCGCAGGCGAATCAGGTGTGCCACTCACTGTGTATGAATAGGAGTCTACTCCAATATAAGCAATAGTCTTAACGCCATTGTACTCAGGTTGATTTGCTCCGGCGATTAAAACTTTATTTCCTGTTGATAGTCCATGAGCAGTGTGTGCTACTGTAGCAACAGTAGTAACCCGCGTAATTGTAACTGGAGCTTGAAAGGGTAAAGGACCTCCAGTAGCAGCTAAGATTAGCACCCTTGCGAGAGGAAGGACAACGTCTGTTGAAGCGTTTTTTACGGTAACGGTACATGCAGCGGAACCCGAAACTAAGTTTGTTACTGATCCGGCTCCTACGTTTTTTATAGATATTGTGCCTATATTTCCAGAAATATTGAGAGTTATTGTGGTTCCAGTAGCATTTAAAATAACTTCATTTCCAGTACTTCCATTAGAGGTGGCATATCCCGTAAAAGTATTATTATATAAATTAAACTCACTTCCTATTGCCGCCGTTAGTTCAATAGCATGTTTAGTACCGCTTGATTGAAACGTACAATAAGTTACCATTGTGGCACGACACATAGAAAAAGCGGCAGTAGCATCCGCGGTCTTATCAAAGGTGCACCCAGTGAATGTCGCCCCCCCTGCAAAGACTGGAGATACTTGGGTGACTCGGCCACATCTCCGGAAAGTAGTGTTCAAAATAGTACTTTGAGATTTGAAATCAAGGGTTCCTAAATCCGTAAACGTACATCCATCAAGATTGACATCTACATCGTCTGTCGCGATCCACTTACCTTTAGATGTAGTACCAAGCGCCTGAAAAGAAACGGCGGTCATATCGACTCTGGAAGATGAGTTGCGGACTTCGATACCGTTGAAGTTGGAAGTTACTCGTTTAGTGTCCACAAATACGATAGATTTATTTGAGTCACGAAAATCTACTGCGCCGCCATACCCAAGAACGATAAGCCCTTGTACTTGATATCCGCCGCCAACAGCTTGTAAAATTCCCCAACGATTTGCAAGGGCATCATTCTGTGTAGCAAAGCCTGCAAAGGTTGCGTAGCCATTAGCTAAATCGCCACCTACCATTCTTGCTTCCCCGCGGCCATATCTAACTATATCAAGACCAAAAGCATTACCTTTAGTGGGAGCAAAACTCGGGCAGTTTACTCCAGCGCCAAAGTATTGCATAGTTGTAGAAGGAGCACCGGTAAGGGCATCACAAAATCTAATGCGCTCATCACCGCCGCCCGGCGTTTCAGTTACAAGTCCAGTTGCACTCGTTACGGTAATTACTAACGTGGTAACAGATTCAATAACTTTCGAAGTATTATTTCCAGCATTGGTAAATCCTGTAGTTACAATAGGCATATTAGCTTCAAAGCCATCTGTGACAAAACTTCCAGATGATCTAGTGAACGTTTTATTTGTTGAGTTAACCGCGATCGTTTGATTTTGAGAATCAATTAGGGGATTAACAGGAACGCAAACCCACCCACCATATGTATACGTATCGTTTCCTCTAACATAAAATTGCTTAAAGGCACTCGTAGCTGAGCCGACGAACATTTGCACGCCGCCTGCGGCTTCAGCACCTAAAGCGTTGGGAGCCGAGAAAATCACCCAGGCAAAAAAAGCTCCGTTTGTAGGAATTGTCACACCAGAGCCTACATTAAAAATAGCGCCGTTACCACCAGTCGCCTGTTGGTTTTTGGAAAGACACCCCGTATTGTGAATAAAGTAGTCAGTTTCTGGAAGGGTGATACTACCAACAGTAAAACCGGTAGGTTCAGTCCAACTCGCGCTAGCTGCGTCACAAGCATGAATCAGCGTTAGATCTGTTGTGTAAGTTGCCCCTGCCATTAATTATTCCTTCGCGATAGAGAAAGGAGGAGTGGAGAGAATATTCTCTCCACTCCGGTCTATTTCTACGCGTCTGTAATTCTAGACGCTACAGCACTTCCGCCCGCAGCTCCAAGTACAGCTGGAGACTCGAAGGTCTTGATTGGTGTTCCTCCGCCGTCTCTTACTCTCACATAGAGGTTTCTAGATGAGCTATAGATTGTGGTGAAAGATTCAGAAGTATCTCCCTCGCACAACCTATCGATGTAAGAGATCCAGATATTAGCTCCAGCAGTCGCATCATTTGGATCCTCAAAGCTGGTCTCAGCGATAACGAACGTATCAGTAGCCCAACTTATATAAGGAATCCTACGATAAATCCCAGAATCAAGCTCGATACGAATTGTACCAGAAGCGGGGGTATCAGAAGGGATGGCAGTAGTACAAACAACAGCAGTTTCAGTGGCACCAGAAAGAGTTGTGTTCAGTAGAAGCTGATCAAACTTAATCGCGTTACCAGTATCTTTCGGTCCAACGAGAACGTAATCTTCATCCATTACAAGTCCAGAAACAGTAAAGACGACGTTATTCGGGGGTGTTTGAGTTACGTTGAGTAAGTCTTGAATGGTATCAGATGCTGTTAGATCGTCAGCATCAACACCAACTCCATAGGCACCGATTAAAGTACCCGTATATGACCCAAGGAAAACCTTAGGAACGGTTTTACTTGTTACTGTACCGATAGTAGCACTTCCACCCCCAGCTCCAGTAATCGCACCAGATGTGGGCGCAACTCCAGTTAGTAGCTGGATCCACATTTTTGTGCCTGCGGTCACGCTATCGATAGCAAGAAGAGCACCTGTCCCACCAGTCCACGTTACAATTTCGTTCTGTACGTATGTACCCGAGGGGACGCTGATAGCAACTTGGTGGGTGATCCCAAGAAAGAGAAAGCCATCCATTCCATAGAGACTAGCTGCGGGGGAAACTTGGCTTGTCAATTCTTTGATCCACTGCCAAATAGCTTTAAGCTTAGTCGAGTTAGTATTGTAAGTCCACTTAGAGTAGTAAGGTTGAGCGCCGTTACCGTTATTCAGATTGATAGTTTGATACCCTTCAACATTAGTCGGGATATCCCCCGAAGTCCAACCTTGGACGGTTCCAATTGTAGTTGTATTTTGAGCATCAGGAGTGGTACCAATAGCCGCTACCGCCTCACCTTCACCGAGAGTTACATTAAAGAAGTCGTATGTATCGCCCCAGTGTCTAGCTTGTACGCGGACGCGCTGCCCGTCAATATTTGTTCCGCTCGTTTTTGACTTGATGAGAACTCTTAGAAGAACACCAGCAGTAGCGTCACCATTATATCCACCGGTTGATTGAGTTCCCCAAAATGGGGTAATTCCCGCACAAAGTGCATTATTCTGGACTACTTGAATCTGGGTTGCAGAGTTATTTACCGCTCCCAAGACTTTAAGACCAGAATAAATAACTTCTGAGCCTCCAGTACCTTGTTTGATTGACCCGCCATAGAAGTATTGAGCGGTGGTATCGTCAATGTTATACGTTCCTAGCAAGGTGATAATGTTATCAGTCGAACGTTCTGAGGGAGTGCTTGACGTGATGTCGAGAACGTCATCACCAGACGCGGTAGCATTATCAGCTAGATCCTGTAAATACCTGTGTAGATCGAGAACTGTATAGTGACTGGCACCCGATACGTGTCGAATATCGCCACTAACAGCAACACTGAAATCTGAAGCAATTGCCATTTTTATTAACCTCCAAGCTTTGACCTCGACAAATGTCGGGATGGATGGAGTTTAATAAAAACTCCACTCTTAACTAAATTTGTAATTTTAAAGTGGGTTTGGACCTGGAGTTAAAAGAGCTCCAGGAAGCCGAAGCTTCCTGGAGGTTAAGGTTAGTATTAAACGATCAAGCTTATTGCTTTGCTAGACCGTATCCGAGCGAGACGATGTAATTTGACGCCACTGCATACAGAGGCTGGAAGTCCAGTCTCTGATGACAAACTAGCAGGTGGTTATCGTACTCCGGGTTGTCTTTCGTTTTCACCGAGATCGAACGCCGATCGCCGAACATGAATGATGGTGTGTGCACAAGGGCAATAATTGTCTTTGTGGTTGTAACACCATCATAGACTCCAGCTGCGTTTAGGTTATTACCGATAAACTCACTGATGATGATCGGGATACCGTCGAATTTTCCGAGCTCGCCGCTGAGGATAGTCGCGTTAGGACCATACTCATTGAGCTTCAGAACTTCTTGGATACCGAGCATCTGGTGGTAACCAGCAATGCTTGTAACCCAAACTAGGTCTTTAGGATCGGTTCCGTATTTGTCCATCTTCGCACGCATTGAACGAAGTAGGCCAGTGCCGGCGGCGTAGGAGCCACCAACAGCCCAGCTACTCAGATCAACTTTTGCAGCTGATTGGGCAACTTTACGGTATCCGTCCCAAGCCATACGCACATCAGAGCCAGCGGCTCCAGCGTCGATTGCGCCGGAAGCTTGTCCATTGATGACTGCGTTTTCTTGTGCGTTAGCCATCGCCCGAGCCATACTCTCTTTGAGGTAAGGCACAACGGGAATTAAACTGTCCTCTGTGATCTCTTCTGAGAAGTAGACCATAGAACCAATCTTCACCGCGTCAAACACTACGGCAGTGCCGGTGTTCGGACGTGAAT